TACAATCCCAACAATCAAACTTACATGTTTTAATTTTCTCTCTCCACATTGCAAATGGAGAATCCTTTATCTTTAATTGATCTTGATATTTTTTATACTCTGGAAACATATACTCATCTTTATCTGCCCACCTACGGATGAGATCCATGCTCTCCTGTAATCTCATCATACTTTCTCTACCATGTAGTTTAAATGTATCAATACCTAAATTGATCATCTCTACCCAATCCTCTCTCCATGGCGGTAGGTTTGCTTGTTTAAGATCTGCCTCTGGATGTTCTATATCCCATGTAGAACAAGACACACGACTTATAGGACTAGCAAAAAATATAGGATCATCTTTTGTTCTTGTGGCATTGTATTGATAATGTTCTGGCATAATAGGACAACCTCCCCAACATGTTTCATTGACAAGCATAGAAAACATGACAGGTTTGCCAAGATATGCACAGTAATCTTTTGCCTTCTGTAAACGTATTAATTGATCACGATCTCTCATAAGATCACGGTCTAAGTTAATATAATTAAATCCTGCCTCTGCTAGTTGTACTATATCATTAGGTTTTGTTACCTCTCTAAGTATAGTATTCTTAATAAACAAATCTGGAAAAGCAGATCTCACTTGTCCTGTAGATACCCATGTTGTATGAGGTAATGTAACTACTCTAACTCCTGCATTGTAGATAGGAGCAAATTCTTTTATCCACAAATCTAAATTTTTTTGATCTGGTCTAACCCATATATTATTGAACGTTGCTGATAAAGGTATGTCAGATTGATTTGAAATATAACATGCAGATTCTGTCAATGCTTCTGGAGACAAAAAAGTATCCCCCATAGCGTCCTGATCAAAGGGAGGGATACGACATGTAAAATAAAGATCTAGTATATACTCTCTATATTTTTTTAAGAACGGGAGAAATGTAGATACTACAAAGTCTTCACTCAGTTTCGGGTTTATCGGTAGACTGAAGACTCTTTTGTTCATTACCAGTTAGTTGCTCATAAAGTTTTAAATCTAAGTTATCCTCAACTTTATCAAAAGTTGGAATACGAGGTGCAGATCCATCAACCATCATTTTGTCAAATTGAGGTTTCAACTCATTTTGTATTTTAGCAATACCAGAGTTAAGCAAACCAGAATACTGCATTGCTATATTTAGTGTAGCATATTGATCTTCTTCTCGCATCATTGCTATCGAATCTAAGTTACCAACGCCTATCTTGCCTGTAGCATATACATCCATTGCTGCCTGTTTACCCATACGAGCAACCCAATACTTACGTTCTTCTTCCTCATTATAAACAGATGCCTCTTTTAGATCTTCAAAATTACCGTACGTTTTATTAACCCATTCCATGAAACATTCCATTTCATTGTCAGATTGACGTAAAGAAATTTTAAATCTTCCTATATCTAAATGCCATTCATCTAGATCACACTGCATCAACCTTAGATCATAAGGATCATCTACAGTTTGCATTTGTGCTTCTAATTTTTCTATTGCTATTCTTTTTCTTTCAATATCCAAAAGAAGTTTTTTTCTTTCATGATTACGAGTAGATACCTCTATCATTACTTGACGAAGTTTTCTTTTGTCAGTTACGTGGGAATTGACAACAAAATTCTTAATTTGTTCATGTGTCATCCCAAAATGCATACCTCCTTCTACGAAGGCTTCAATCGCATCAGATGATATAGTCATGGTTTAAAATTGTAATCCAGATTTTATAGGTAGTGGTGTCCATCCATCTTCTTCAACATTACCTAATTCTATTGCCTGTGATTGTGGCATAGGAACTCCTAGGTAATCTTCCCAAAGAACGTTGAGTTCTTTTATTGTAGCACAGTCTGTAAATTTTTGCTTGAGTGCGACCATCGCATCATATAATGCTAGTGCCTTCTCATTAAATGCTTTGTTTCCTGCAAGGACAGATGATGCAACCTCAGATACCGCAATGCCTTTGGCGGTAGCAATACTATTTAGTATGGGTGTTTCACCCTCTAAATTATTTGCTTCTGTTATTTGTGCGTTCCAAAAATGTTGTTCTAATTTAGAATCCTCTGCCTTAAGTGATAAAAATTTTCTATCATACTCATCCTCAATAATAAGTTTTGCAGATAGTTTCATAAATGTTATTGTTGCATCAATTCTCTCTTGTGGCAATTCAATAGCAGTTTTAGGACCTGACTGTGATACTGCATAAAGAGCATCATCTGATAATGGATCTTCATCTGTAACTTTAACTATTGCACGAATTTCACCAAAGTGTTTGACACCCCATCTACCAACATCCTCAGTAATCTCTTCATAAGAACGAGTTAATTTGTAGACATCTCTAACCCATTTCTCATCAATAGAAAACACAACGACACCGTACATATTCCACATTAAATCTACGGTATCTAATTTGTCAACCTCTGGGCAATGTCTTGCTAGATAATACTTTCTTGTTGCTGAATCACTCATAGTTACATTCCTGTGTATCCATATTGTAGAGTTCCGAACTCTATACCTGCAGCGGATGCTGATCCACTAATTCCAGATCTATCCATTCTACTATCTCTTGTAAAACTATGACTAGCATAAGTGAAGAGATAACCATTATTATTCTGGTTTCCATCATATTGTCCACAAATAAATCCATACTCGTTTCCAGTATGCATTGATTCCTCACCAGTAGTTAATCCATTTTTACTGACGTTTGCTCTGCGACCACCATTATAAGAATCTCTCAAATGCCAATCACTAGATGTTCTGTAACCACCAGCTGTATTCCAATATGAAAAACCATTTCTACTTGATAGAGTTTTATTGGTTCCATCTGTGCCTGGTGAATCTGGCCATGCAACAAAAGTTTCAGTAGAGAAATTAAATGATCTTGCACCACCACCTCTTATCCAACCAACAGTAGCACCTTGTCCCCCTGCAGGGTTGTTTTGAGTTCCATCTGGATGTGATGTGTTTAAAGAATTTGATTCTGTAGAAAGATTGTATTTGACTAACTGACTTGAGTTACCACCACCATGAACATATGCAAAAACAAAATCTCTACACATTGTTGTAGCACGGTTTCTAGTTGCTGCCATTGATGTAGCAGCACCTGCATTTGTCTCAGTATTCATATTGATTTTAGAGACATAACTTGTAGTTGAGTCCCATGAGTTACCAGTTGCAAATATGAAACCAACCATGGTTGTGCTAGGTTTACCATCAATGTATGCACCAGATTGTGATGCCAAATCTCCTAGATTACTTTGTGTAAATGTAGAATGTACAAGTCTATTGACGTTTCTCCATGACTGTGCTCCACGATATCCACAACAACTAAATCCTCTTGTTATATTAAATCCTGCTTTATATCTTGCTTGAGATGCACCCTCTGCAGTTCCCTCTCCACTAGTGTTATCCCAGTATGCTTGTTCTGTATCTCCACCAGATCTAAGAACAGCACCTAAGTTGCTTGCGTCTTGTGTAGGTAGTGTTACAAATGGTGATCCATTTTGTAGAAGTTGTCCAGTAAAATCTATGTTGCCCGTTATGGCAATGTTTCCACTAAACGAAGCACCACCAGCTGGAAATGAGACTGACCCACTCCCTGCAGTATTAGTAACTTCATCAACTTTAATTCTAGATGCCATAGTCTTTTAATGTAACCAGAGTTCCCATGAGTTTGTATAACAATATTCATTATATGCGTCAGTGGTTCCCCAAATAATCTGTGGAACTTGAGTGCCAGAACCTCTTTCTGTACCAAATGATAATACACTTGTATTTACACTATAAGGACCGTTACCACTTCTAAGGTTGCCTGGATCAAGAATCAACATATCACTACTGAAGTTGCCACTAGCATTACCAGAAAATACTACTGTCCAATATCCTGCACCATTGTTTTGATAAGGAGAGTTATTTACAATACCACTAAAGTTTTGTGTAAATAATCCGAAGTCAGCAGTCTGCGAACCACCCGCTACACGAGATGCTTGATACTTAACTTTCGTTAGTTTTGGTAAAGCACATCTAATTGTAGAAAGTGAGTTACCTCCTGCATGTGATTGTTCTCTTCCAACTCTATG